GTACAAATTAATGATGGAATAACTTTACAAGTTAAAGACAGCACCGACACCTATCGAACTTTATTTGGTGGCAACATCACAGACATCACAACCGAGGTTGCAACGGCAAGCAGTATTGCTGAAACCTTTACTTACACAATCCTCGCATTAGGATCATTGGCTAAACTGCCAAAAGTAATTTACAACGGAACATTGGCTAAAGATGATGACGGCGATCAAATGTATGAATTGCTTTCAGAGTTATTCTTAAACAATTGGAATGAAGTGCCGGCAGCTGAAACTTGGTCTGGCTATGATCCAACAATAACTTGGGCAAATGCTGAAAACATAGGACTTGGCGAGATTGATCGCCCCGGAGTTTATGAACTTGAAAACCGCACCGCTGATCCTGACACCACTTACAACATTGCAAGCCTTATTGCTAACAGCGCACTTGGAGTTTTGTATGAGGACAATGAGGGGCGCATTTCCTATGCTGACACAACTCATAGACAGAATTATCTTGCAAATAATGGATACACAGAAATTTCAGCAAACACTGCTATTGGAGCAGGATTGAAGGTTTTAACTAGAGGTGCAGATGTTCGCAACGAAATCATTCTTAATTACGGCAACAATTATGGATCACAGAAAACCGCAATTGATCTAACTAGCATTGCAACCTTTGGTTATCGAGGTGAAAGCCTAAACACAGTCCTTCATGATGCTACTGATGCACAAGCTGTGGCTGATCGCTTTATCTCCCTAAGATCCTACCCAAGAGCCTTATTTGACAGCATTACATTTCCATTAACTAACTCAGCCATTGATGATTCTGACAGAGATGCCTTGCTTCAAATCTTTGTGGGTCAGCCAATGCGAATAACAGACTTGCCTGTTCAAATAGCCCCAACCGAACAATTTGAGGGTTATGTTGAAGGCTGGCGTTGGAGCACTAGATTCAACGAATTATTCTTAACCATAAATCTAAGCCCGATTGAATTTTCTCAAGTAGCACTTGCTTGGGATCAGGTATCAGCCTCAGAGGCATGGAACACTTTATCCGCTATACTAACATGGGAAAATGCGATAGGAGCAGTAGCATAATATGGCAACAACTACGAATTATGGATGGACAACGCCAAACGATACTGATTTGGTTAAGGATGGCGCAGCTGCTATTCGCACACTTGGATCATCTGTTGATACAACTACAAAAAACTTAAACCCATCAACAACTCTTGGTGATATTGAATATCGTTCATCAACAGCAAATGTTAATACAAGATTGCCTTTGGGAACTGCTGGTCAAGTATTAAAAGTTAATTCAGGTGCAACTGCTCCAGAGTGGGCAACAGATGCATCAGGTATGACAAACCCAATGACAACTACTGGCGACACAATTTATTCATCAAGTGGATCAACACCTGCAAGATTAGGTATTGGATCAACAGGTCAAGTATTAACTGTTGCGGCTGGAATTCCATCTTGGGCAACACCCGCTGCTGCTTCATTCGTTGGATGTTTAGCGACAATCAGCGGAACTCAAACTATTTCAAATGCAACACAAACTAAAAAAACATTTACTGGCACAGATATATTTGATACGGATGGTTTCCACGATCCAGCATCAAATGACACTCGCATTACAATTCCTGCTGGTTTAGGCGGTTATTATTTGATATCTGCAAAATCCACTTGGAATAACAGCACAAATGGTCGCAGAATAATTTACATAACTAAAAATAATGGTGCTGCATTAACATCATCAGAAGGTTTTAGCACGGCAACCAACACTGTTTATCCAACATCAAACACACAAGTTGTTGCAAATTTATCTGCTGGAGATTATGTAGAAGTCGAAATTTATCAATCAAGCGGTGGCAATTTAGACACTGACAATGGGCCAACCGCCTCACAGTTTGGAGTAGTGAAATTAGGATGATTAAATTCAATAGACCAACCAATCTAAATGGTGGCGAATTGCGTGAGCAATTAAACGCTGCGGGAGTTAAAATTTCTGACGACCCATCATCCGTTAAAGAAGATGCTGAGGGAAATTTGTGGCTTGATATTGCAAACAAAGATGAATCCAAAGCCAAGTCAGTAGTTGCAGCACACGATGGCACAATTATTGCACCTGAGCCAACTGTTGCAGATAAACTTGCTAATGCTGGATTAAACTTTGAGGATCTTAAAGCAGCACTTGGCTTGTAATGAAGCCATTTTTATCTAAAGCAGCTGTTCAATTACGGGAGCAGATAGACGATTGCTTTGCTGATAGGTCAAGAAAATCGGATGGTTGGATTTCAGACGCTAGGCATCAAAAAGTAAAATCGGATCACAACGCCTTGCCTTCGGGTGAGGTTTGTGCCATTGACATTACAGCTGATTTAGGTCAAGCCGAAGGCATATCTGCCTACCTTGCCGATCAAATCCGAATTGCTGGCAAAACAGATAAACGAATCAAATATGTAATTCACAATCATCATATTGCCAGCAAACTGTTAAACTGGCGTTGGCGTAAATACAAAGGAATCAATCCGCATACCAAGCATATCCATATTTCATTTCATCCAAAACAAACAGGAGAGTTCTTTAACATCCCACTACTAGGAGGCAACGCATGAAACTATCAAACAAACATAAGGCAGCAATCAAGTCATATTTAAGAGCTGTGGCTGCTTCCGGTATAACTGTCGTATTGGCAATTGTTGCTGACATCCGACCAGAATTTGCAATCCTTGCTGGAGCATTGGTTGCACCTATTGCCAAAGCATTAGATCCAAAGTCCGGTAAAGAAGCTGATTATGGAATCAATGCCAAATGACCGCAAACGAATGGGTTGGTATCGCCGTTGGCGTATCCGCCATATCAACAAGTTTGTTAGTGGGTCTGCGCTGGGTTATTAAATCTTATTTAAATGAGTTAAAACCAAACGGAGGCTCATCAATCAAAGATCAAATCAATCGACTTGAACAGCGTGTCGATGATCTGTTTGTTTTAATCTCTAAGCGATAATTTTATTTATGGCGAACACTCGAAAACCTATCAAACGCAAAAAGATCAATCGTCGTGTCGTTCGCCAATCTCCTGAACCATTAACAAAGATAGATCAGCATTACACCGCATTGCATGAATGTTATAAAGCAGCTCGTAAAGCAGGATTTACACCAGAGCACGCATTCTGGTTAATGACCGAGCATAAGACTTTCCCTGATTGGATCGTGGGCGATGGCGGGATTATTCCTTCCATAGATCCAACTGACGATGAGGATGACGATTAAGCGATACTTAGTAATAAGTGATTTGCAAATTCCCTACCATCATGAAACAGCCGTCAAAAATGTTATCAAGTTGGCGAAGCGTGAAAGATTTGACAGCGTTCTATGCGTTGGCGATGAGATCGACTTCCAAACCATTAGCCGTTGGGCTGAGAAAACACCTTTGGCTTATCAACAAACTTTGGATGATGACCGCACAGCTACTCAAGAAATCCTTTGGGCTCTCACAGAGCACAGCCGAGAGGCTCATATTATCCGCAGTAATCATACTGATCGCCTATATAACACTTTATTAAAAGTTCCGGGAATGATCTCACTTCCCGAATTGCAGTATGCCAAGTTTATGGATTTTGAATCTATGGGCATTACATTCCACAAAACATTCTTCGAATTTGAAAAGGGCTGGATCTTGGCTCATGGCGATGAAGGCAACATGAATCCCAACGCTGGACAGACTGCCCTCAATCTAGCCAAGAAGGCAGGAAAGAGCGTGGTTTGTGGTCATACCCATAGACTAGGTATGTCAGCCTACTCAGAGGGGCTCTACGGGGCTTATAGACCCCTTTACGGCGTAGAAACCGGAAACCTTATGAACCGAGCAAAAGCCTCTTACACAAAAGGGCTTGCCAACTGGCAAATGGGCATAGTCATCATGGACTGGGATGGCAAGAATATGAATGTGCAAATGATTCCAATTAACAAAGATGGCAGTTTCACAGCTCTTGGAAAGTCTTATGGGGCGTGAAACAGACTATATCGACCGCACGATTGATGACCATATCGATGATGTTGAGGATATTGGCGTTATCTAATCGTTATAAAACACGCCGAAAGTAATTAACACAGCCTCCTTGATCTAGGTCATACTTTATGTATTCACAGAGATACTGTGGATATGTAGGGAGCGACATGAAACTAGATACAAGTAATCGAAGCACAGCCTTAGATTATGCAGAACGAGGATGGGCAGTTTTGCCATTATTGCCACGCAAAAAAGATCCGCACTTTGACTTGGCTCAAAGGGCATACCTATCAGCTACAACCGACCAGAAACTTATCAATTTTTGGTTTGATTATGATGAAAGTATCAACATTGGCATAGCCTGTTATCAGTCAGGCTTGGTTGTATTTGATATTGATTTCCGTAATGGCGGAAACATTGATGAACGATTTGCTCCAACTTATACTGTAAAAACTGGCGACGGCTATCATCTTTATTATCAAGCAAACCCAACTGATGTTTTTGCCGGCAAACTTGAAACTGGCATTGATATTAAATGGAAAGGTTATGTGGCTGCTCCACCATCAATTCATCCGTCAGGAGCAATCTATACAGTAATCGATGACAGAAATCCTGTTGTCGTGCCTAATGAACTAAGGGAGTGGGCAACAAAATGACCGCAAAAGATGACATGCTACAACTAGCGTGGATATTTATGGGCTTAGGTATAGGCGCATGGATTATTCATGAAATTAGAGAAACTGCATTTCAATCAGGCTATTGGAAAGGTCGTAAAGACGGCTGGGACATGTATCGCCGAATGATTGAAACAAAGCGCAAGTCTGATGAAGTATTTGACTATGACAAAAACTGAGCAGCTCTTTGATGAAGCAATCTCAACAATCCAGTCAAGAGGTGTCATTTATGGGCATCCTTATTACAACATGGAGCGAATCTCTAAACTTGTCAGTTCGTATCTCGAATACCCAGTCATGCCTCATGACATCTGTATTTTTAACATCCTGCAAAAGATTAGTCGCTTACAGGAAAGTCCGGGGCATTATGACAGTTGTGTGGACATTGCAGCATACATCGGTCTATACAAAACAGTTTATGATGCCGAAATCGACGAGGATTTCAAAAAAGGAGATGATCTTTAATGGCATTTAATCTTGAAGATTATGAAGATGTGGCTACTCTTAACAAATGGTTTATTGCCAATTATCCAATGGGTAGGTCTGACATATCAGTAATTAGTCATGATCCTGAAAAGGGTTATATCTTGGTGCAAGCAACCTTGTGGCGAGATGCAACAGATCCAGCACCGGCAGTTAGCAACATTGCTTTTGGATCAAGGGAAACATACATGGCTAATATGAAAAAATGGTATGTCGAGGATACAGCTAGCAGCAGTTTAGGAAGAGCAATAATAATTCTTAAAGGCTCTAATAAGACTGCCACAAAAGACAGCATGGAAACAGTAAAGGCTGACCAATCATTCAAAGACAAATTAGAAAGCCGGCAAAACATGTATGGCAAGGTTGGATCTAAGTCGGCACAAATTGAAACAATCCTAAGGGATAGTTTTGAAGCTGATAAACCTAAAGATCCGGTTGCTTGGTCTGTTGGTGATGTTGTCGATCAGATAGCGGCATCAATACCTAATGAGCCACCAGCATGTCAGCATGGTCATATTCTTAAAGAGGGAATCTCTAAAGGAGGCAAGCCTTATTATGGATATGTTTGCAAAGCAAAAGAGTGTGCGCCTAAATGGGCAAAACTTACAGCTAATGGAAAATGGTATTTTGAAGGAGGTGAATAAATGGGTGAATTACAAATCATTGACGGCTCTGGTCTAACTGCAACTTTTACAGATGATGGAGTTAAGGTAGAGCCATCAACAACTTATTGCGACTTATGCAACGATGACAGATTACTTCATGAGGGCGATCTGCTTCGATGTTATAACTGCCACGCAATCAATCGAATTCCGTATCATGCCTAATTACGAATACGAATGTGATGGCGAGGGGTTGAGTATTGTATTGGATCTTCCAATGGAGCACGAAATCCCTTGTTGTCAAGTATGTGGGGCTAAGTTAAGGCGTGTCTATACATCAGTTCCGGCAATATTTAAGGGAACTGGATGGGCTGGTAAAGGTGGTTAAATTCAAATGCAATGGCTGCTCTGGCAATACTGAATTCATTTGGCTGGAAGGTTATTCAACAGCTCATGGATTTAGGGTTTATCAATGCCTTAGATGCAATTGCATTGGAACTAAGAATTTAGCAGAAGCAACTGACACTCAAGAGCCTGTCATTCGATGCACTAAATGCGGGTCTTGGATGTTTGTAGATCAGGAGTGCCATACATGTGCGCTAATCATGACCAAATGACACACACCATCAATTGGACTTATCAAAACAAGCTGCGTGAGCAATGGCTTATTGATAATCCAGATGCACAATACATAGGTTGGATGTCGATATGACTATTGCCGGATACGATGAAACTTGGATTGAATTAATGGGAGTAAGGATCATGACTTGCCGTCTGACCTGCGGTTATGGTGATGGATTAGGAATCGTATGATACCCTTAAACGCAAATTCGCTTTCAGAGCGAAAGGGCGATCTGCGAAGCAGAAAGATCGCAAGGTTTGGTTTGGTGATACCTCTGTTCATAGTCTTAAACATAGGCTTATTAAAAGATTATTCGGTTGCTTCATTAGATAAAACAAATTATTACAGACAATGGGCTTTTATACAGCTTAACAATCTAGAGCAATTCTATTGTTTAGATGAATTAAATTACAAAGAATCTAGATGGAATCCAAAAGCCAAGAATGGTAGTCATTATGGCATTCCACAAGGTAGGTCTAAATGGTTATCTACTGTTGATGGATACAAACAGATTGATTGGCAATTGAAATACATAAAGAAGCGATACGATAATCCTTGTAATGCTTTGGCTCATCATAAGATTAAGGGATGGTATTGAGTAAGTCAGCTCTAAGATCAACAGGATCTACAAGGCATTGGCGATCTATTCGCAGTAGGGTGTTAAGGCGTGATGGGTTCATCTGTCAATACTGTAATCAAGAGGCTACAACTGTCGATCATGTAATACCTAGAAGGCTTGGTGGATTAGATAGCGATGACAACCTTGTTGCAAGCTGCACAAGATGCAATTTAAGCAAGGGTGGGCGGTTTTTTGTGAGCAAG